GGGAGCTCGCCGAGTGTAGTACATCTGTATTGCACTTCCCTATAACCAAGTAAAGGAGTTAGTGATGAGGTTTCGTACTAGGAGCATTAGTGCTCCTTCTTCAGTGTATGTTGGCCAATCCACGTTGGACTTAATTGCCCCGCATGGTGATGGTCCCTGGACTAATCCCCAGGATCATATACTGAACGTCTATGGAGACAAAAAGGTGTGGGATGAAATTTGTGTTGATGAAATACACAAAGGACCTCCTTATCGGCAAGGTGGACCATTAGATATATGGTCTTTCTCTACCGATTATTACACACCTAAGTATCCAGTAGACGCTAGACGGTTCTTGTGGAGGTATGCAGGTCAATTCTTGCCTGCACAATCACCTGCACAATGGCTCGACTATGGTACCGCCGATCTCTATAGATTGAGCGGTGAGGACGACATCTCATCCTACGGTGCCACGGGTTGGAATAAATTCCGACCTACCAATTCTTCAGCAGATTTAGCGGTATTTCTTGGAGAAATTCAAGAAGTGCCAAGAATGCTGAAGACCACAGCCAAAGGTTTCCGTGATTTATGGAAATCTATGGGCGGCTCTATGTCGGGCTTTGGCCCGAAGAGTGTCGCCGATCATTGGCTGAATACCCAATTTGGGTGGTTTCCCTTTCTCAATGATTTACGGAAGTTTCATAAAACAACCGTAAATCTCGATCGAAGAATGAAACAACTTCGCCGAGATAACAATCATTGGGTTCGGAGAGGAGGCTCCGTAACAGCGAGTAGTGGTGCAGATGAAGTTTATTCACAGGACTTAGCCTCAGGGCTATGGCCTGTACCTTCTTCTGCACTTATCTCGTATCCCAATGGAAGCAGCAGTGTGACTATTCGAAAAAGTCAGACTGTCTGGTTCTCTGGAGCTTTCAAATATTGGATACCTTCTTTAGAAGGTCCAAATTGGAAGGCTAGGGCATTAGCACAGATTTATGGTGCATTGCCTTCGCCAGCTCTTGTATGGGAATTAACTCCTTGGTCATGGTTGGTAGACTGGGTGTCAAATGCTGGAGATGTAATCTCTAACATGACATCCATGGCCTACGACAACCTGGCCGCAAGGTATGCCTACATTATGGGCACAACTACCACGACATCAGAATATCGTGGTACCTTGAATTTACTTCAAGGACCTGTGACCGGAGTGTGGACTGCTTCCTTAACTAGGAAACAGCGCACTGGGGCATCACCATTTGGTTTTGGGCTGACAGGCGGTGATTTCACCGCTCGTCAATGGTCGATCTTATCAGCATTGGGTATATCAAAACTCAACTTCTGATAAGACCATCCCGGATCGTTGCTTCAGGTTAATAGATTAGCAACCTGTTAACTGATACGGTCCTTTAAGCTAAATTTCTCAAAGGAGATCAGTCGTGGCATTTTCCGATCCACAAACAATTACAGTAAACACAGTCGGCAAGACACTCAACCGGATTAAATCCGATGGGTATCGTTCAGAATACTCTGAGGCGGGCGAAGAATTCAAGTTGACAATTAGTCATCAAGAATCTAAGTCCCGCACCAGGCGTATGATCCGCATCGACCAAAGGGTCGTTGCTGCAGATCCTCTTACCTCAGTTAATGAGTATAAGAATCTGGGCGTTTATCTCGTTATCGATGAACCAGAATATGGTTTCTCGGATGCCGAGATCGACTATGTTGTCCAGGCACTTTGTGACTGGTCCACTACGGCAAATATCACTGATGTTTGTGAGAATCAACATTAATCTCACAATTTCATGATATTCACTTTATGGGAGGAGTGTTTAACTCCTCCCATGTCGAGTGGCTGTAGTATTGTTTGCATATGCTTTATAGCATATGAAGGAAACTGTACGCGGCTGGATGTCTACCTCCTTGTAGGGAGGAAACATGCAAAGCCACGTAAGTGATCTGCTTGGGATTGCTACCAATGTCTATAAAGACGCGGTAGCAAAGTGCACCGATGTTACACTCGATGTACGCGATCTTTTAACTTTAAAATCGCGTGTCGAACATGAGGGATTGTCATTTCTGACAATAACTCTGCCTACATTAGGCCAAGACTTCGAAAGAAGTCTTAGCATAAGTAGAATTGATTCAACACGTTTTCGAAGCTTTCGGAAACGTGGGAAGATCCCTGCATTTTTGCAAGGTTTCTTCAATCAAGTGTTCGACATAGATGGGAGAATTTTCAATGAACCAAGTATTGAAGCTATTGAAAGTATACGTCAAATTGCGTATACCTTTAAAAAGCTTGAAGTTCCGTGTACCCCTATTAGGGTTAAACGGTGCTTCAACTCGTTCAAAGACAATGAGCAACTTCTTAAGGAGCCTTTGCTCCAGGATGACGTCCAGAAATTTCTGGATGTTAGCCATTGTTTATGGTCTAACGTTTTTACTGATGGGATTGACTTCATCAGAGACGTTAGACCCAAACATGGTCCTGGAGCTACTGCGGAAGGTATTAGCGGAAATGCTAAATACATCCACAGAAACTGGCATGACAGGTTGGAACCTTACTTTCCTCTGTTAGATAATGCGTTTGCGTCAGCATCCGCATATACTTCAGAGGGGTTCCAAAAAGTTTCTGTCACATCTGAGGAAGAAGAATTACCTGTAAGGGTAATATCTGTTCCAAAGACCCTTAAGGGCCCTAGAATTATAGCTATAGAACCTGTTTGTATGCAGTATACTCAGCAGGCTCTATCCAGGTATATCACTGATATACTTGAGTCATCACCATTAACTGCTGGTCATGTAAATTTTACAGATCAGTCAATTAATCGTGATTTGGCTATAATGTCTTCACGCAACAGAAAGTATGCCACATTGGATCTTTCTGCTGCTAGCGATCTCGTACCTTACGAGTTAGCTATCCGCATGTTTGATATTAATCCTGATTTACAAGGAGCAATATCAGCATGCAGAACAAAGACTGCAAAGCTTCCTGATGGAGATTTAATCTCTTTAAGGAAATTTGCATCTATGGGATCTGCTCTGTGTTTCCCTATTGAAGCTATGTACTTTTACACTATTTGTGTAATGGCTTCATTAGAGTTTCACAATCTCCCACTAACGTTCCTTTCTATCAAAAAGGTAGTAAGGAACATCTATGTTTATGGAGACGATATAATCGTCCCCACAAACGAATCGGAAGTTGTTTCTCGTACTTTACAAAAGTACTATTGTAAAGTAAATACCAGCAAGTCTTTCTCGAATGGTAAATTTCGAGAATCTTGCGGGATGGATGCGTACGCTGGGGAGGAGGTTACACCTACCTACCTCAGACAGTTGCCTCCGAGAAACAAGCGGGATACCAG